CGGAGTGCCAGCGAGGCCCGTGCTGTCGAACCGCGAGAGGCGGTCCGAGGCGCGGAAGTGGGCCGCGATGTCGTTGCCGACGACGAAGACCCGGCCGGAGTACGGCGCGACCTTCTCGGAGTCCATCAGGCGCTTCGCCTCGACGGCGACCAGGTGCGGGTCCTCCGTCTCGTCGAAGGTGACCGAGTGCTTGATCTTGGTCGTGCCACGGATCGCGGCGAGCGCCTTCGCCTCGACGCGCTCGACCACGGCAGTGACCTGGGGAGCCAGGACGTCCGTCGCGAACTCGATGTCGTCGAGCGTGAAGTGCTCGTCCTCGAGGCCGGTGGCCGACACGATGTGCGTGTTGAGCCGGATCGGGAAGTTCCCGCCGACCTGGAAGATGTCGTCCAGGACGATGGGCCCGGAGCGGCCACGGAAGTCGTAGTCGCGGGCGACCGCGATCGAGCCGTCCTTGAGCTTGAAGTTCACGGTGTCGTTGCGCGCACCCGTGAAGTTCTCCTTGCCCACGATCGTGAGCAGGAGCGGCAGGATGAGCTGCTTCTCGACCATGGGCAGGACGGCCTGCGCCTGCTTCTTGGCCTTGACCTTCTGTACGGCCACGTCTTCCTCCTGAGGTTGGTGTCTCTTGGCTTTCAGCACTTCCCTCGGGAGGCGCCGCTACAGCAAGGATACACACATGGCCGGGCGCAGTATGGCCTACGAGCGAAAACTCGTCAAGAGGGTGTCCACGAGGTGAGACAGTAAAGACCCCCGCGTCCCTTTCGGGAGACGGGGGTCTGAGATTGAAGAAAAGACCCGGCCCACGAGGGGCCGGGTGAGTAGTGTGGCGGCTCAGCCGAAGGGACTGCCGGAGCCGACGATACCATCGGCAACCTTATCCCAGTCGATCTCCTGGTCGGCGGGCTTGCCGTTCTTGGGGTCGGCCGCGTTCTTGAGGATCGGCCTCGGGGTGGTGCGGACCGTGGGCTCGTCGGGGTCGTCCTCGTCGCCGGGCTCGCCGTCTTCGATGCCGAAGGTCTCCTTGAACTTCTCGATCGAAGCATCCAGCTCGTCCTGGGTCGTGCCCTGGATCCAGTCATGGAACTTCGGGTCGATGTCCTTGAGAGCCTCAGAACGCAGCTCGGAGACCTCCTTGTCGGAGACGAGCTTATCACGCTCGACGGTGAGGTCGTCGACCCTCTTCTGGAGCTTGTCGATCTTCTTCTGCGCCTCGGCGCCGTTGGCTTCGGCGGCCTCAGCCTGCGCGGTCTCGAGCTCCTTCTCGGCGGTCTTGAGTGCCTCGTCGGCCTCGTCGCGCGCGTCCTGCGCCTTCGCCTTGTCGGTCAGCAGGTTGAAGATGAAGCGCCGGAGCTTCGGCTTGTCGATCTCGGCATCGGTCCCGCCCTCGGTTTCCCAGGGTGCGCGGAACTCGTCCAGAGACTTGAGTGCATCGGTGTGCTTGCCCACGGATCCTCCTACGATCGTGTGCGGCTGGACCCCTTGGTCCTAGCCTAGGTCAGCACTAGACTATCACGCCGCGCGCAGACCCTCGTTCGCCTTGTCCCAGGAGATGTACTCGCCGGTCTTGAGCCACTTGTCGTAGCCGCGCCGGAAGCGGACCATGGCGTCCCCGCCGCCCGCGCCCCAGCGCTCCCAGAGGTCGGTGAAGACCTCGTTCTTGGCGACCACCGGGTCGTTCTCGGCGAAGACGGCCTTGAGACAGCATCCGCACTCGTCATGGACCTTGGCGTCGCCGTCGCCGGTGAAGCGAGCGTTCGAGAGGTCGAAGGCCCCTTCCTTGAAGGCTCGGTACTGCAGCCCACGGCTGGCCAGCATCGCGCAGAAGTGGCAGGGCTTCGCGCGCGTGACGCGGACCCACCCCAGTGCGACGCGATCCTCCTCGGAGGCGGTGTAGATCGTCTGGCGACCACCGGCCTGAGCATGGCGTACGGCGGCGGCCGTCAGGGCCTTCGTCGTGGCGAGCTTCGCCTCGACCAGGAGGGCCTTCGTCTGCAGCGGGCTCCGATCCATCTCTCGGATCGAGGAGGCCTTGTTCATGTAGTCGTACGGCCCAACGGCGAGCAGGCTCTTGCGCACACCGTCGTCGACCATCCCCAGAGCTGCGCGAGCATCGAAGGCCTCGGCGCCGGGCACCTCGAGCCGCCGGAGGCCGCTGTAGAAGTTAGCCGCATCCCGGGCGCCAAGGTCCGAGGTGGCGATCAGGCGCGGGACTATCAGGTCCAGCCAGGCCTCGACGGACTGCATGTCCTCGACGTTTACACGCTTCTGGTAGTAGAGCGCGATCAGCGCCGCGATCCTGGCGGCGTCGCGGTTCTGCTTCGTCTTGAACGCGGTCGTCAGGGTCAGCGCAGCAGAGGCCTGAGCCTCACTCAGCGTCGCCACTGGGAGCCTTCTTGGGCTCTTCGGAGCCGTCCGGCGTCTGGTCGAGCAGCTCGCGCATGAGCTTCTCGAAGGACCCGCTCTCGACGAGCTCCTTGGCCCGCTGGACATCGTCGTCGGTCCAGCCAGGGATCCGCTCCCACAGCATCTCCACGGGAACGCCGAGCTGGAGGGAGAGCTTGCCGAGGGCGTCGGCTGCCTGGCTCATCGAGCCGGACTCCGTGTCCTTCCAGCGGATGCGGAGGTCCCAGGCGGCGGCGAGCTGGAAGTCACCCTCGCCCATGGCGACGAGACGGGCCATCTGCTCATGGAACTCGCCCGCGTTGCCACGGAACGAGGCGCCACGGCGCTGCATGCCCTCAGTCGCGGCGGCCAGCGCCTCGGCCTGCAGGTTGCTCGAGAGGCCGAGCAGGTGATGCGGAGGCATCTGGGCGATGGCAGACAGGAGGCGCAGGTCGGCGTCGGTGGCCTTGATCTGGTTCTCGATGTCACCGGCCGGGAGGGTGCCGAACTTGGTGTCCTTGTTCGTACTGACCAGGAGGTCCTCGACGCGCAGGCGAATGGCCTGGGCGGCGGCCTCGGACTTCTTCTCCGGCTTGGCCATGCCCGCGATGTAGCGGACCTGCCAGGCGCCGAAGCGCTGGTTGATCAGGCGGTCGAAGAGGTCCTGGTCGATGCGACGTAGGATCGGCAGGACAGGCTCGATCTCACCGATGGCCCGGCCGTCGAGGTCGATGCGGTTGGCGCAGCGCGCGACCGGCGGCACGGGCATGCCGTGCTCCTGGTAGGTGATGTAGGTCCACTGGCGCGCCTCGGTGCCGTCGCCTTCGCAGCGGAGCAGGTGGACGACGTAGGAGTCATAGATCTTGACGGCCCAGCCGTTCTTGAGGCCGACACCGCTCACGGTGAGGTCGCCGACCCGCTTGATCGAGACGGGCTCGGCCTCGATGGCGATGCGGCACCACTCGTCGTCGTCATCCTCGTAGAAGGCGGCCATCCGCGTGGCGGACTTGCCGGTCATCTTGCTCATCTTCGAGCCGGTCAGCGGGTCAGCGCCGGGGAGGACGATGCCGTACGCCGTCGACTGGCCGAGGGCGCCCCGGTGGATGGCGTCGGCCTTGCCGCCCCAGCGGTTGCGCCGGAAGGTCTGCCAGACGGGGAGGACTCCAGTGACGCCCGGACGTGAGATCCCCTCGAGGATGGCAAGCTGGGACATCGTGGTGACGAGGAGTCCGGCGAAGTTGTTCGGGGAGAGGCCGCGAAGGTTCTCGTACTCGGTGGTGACCTCGCGGCGATCGGGGGCGAAGGCGCGACCATAGGCCGGGTCGTCGGGGTCGATGTTGTCTTCGCTGTAGCTGTACTGATCGCCCTTCATCCAGGCGCCAAGGATCTCGGCCTCCCGACGCGAGCGCAGGAACGACGGGAAGTACTCGACCGCCATCTCGATGACGTCGCCCTGCTTCATGTACTTGGCCACTGCGCTCCTCCTGGGGTGGTATTCGAGTCAAGGGTAGCATCTGGGCGCAGCGAGGGCCGGTCTCCCCACCAGAGACCGGCCCCGCAGCACCAGGTTACACTACCCGCTCGAGCTCGACCTCAAGCCAGGGGTGATCCTGGCCGTTCGTGCCCTTCGGGATGATCTGAGAGTCGACCAGGCGAAGCGTCTTGGAGAAGGCTACCCAGTCGACGCCGTTGGACACCCAGGACATGCCGAGCCTGGTGAAGACCTGGCGCGGCGCGCGGTGGCGCCCGTCCCTGACGTTCGGATAATTCAGGTCACCCATGACGACGATATCCAGGTCGGCACCGTACCTAATGCGGAGAAGTCGCACCAGGGCTTCGAGGCGCCTCATGTTCCTGCGGTACTTGACGGCCCGGTCCGAATTCCAGTTCGTCCAGACTCCGGCATGCGGATGTAGGCCGATGACCGCCAGGGGCTTGCCATTGACTCCGTCGATCGACCAGGTGATAAAGCGGGTCGGGGCGATCTTCAGTGGCGACGAGGCGGCAGAGCCGAAGATGACTCCAGAGTCGACGTGCTTGCTGCCACGCTTGATCATCAGGATGACGTCTCTGGTGACCAGTCTCCCGCGAGAGTCCTTGGGGGTCGGGGGGCCGATCACGGCGCGCCAGGAGAGCAGTCTCGAGAGCGTCGGACCGTGCTTGTAGGCCTCCGAGAAGGCGACCCGCACGACGCCCTTGCGCCGTACGGCGCGCAGCAGTTCGGACTTGGTCGCGGACGACCCATGCAGCGGAGCGTGGAGGACCTTGAAGGTCTTCGGCTTCTTGAGCGCCGCGACCTCGTTGGCCACCATCGCCAGGAACTTCGCCCAAGGGAAGTCCTTCGGGTCGGTGTGTGTGGTATTGTCGAAGGCGAGCCGCGAGTCGTTGTGACCGTAGATCCCGTGGGGCCCCCTCTTGCGGAGCTCGCTCACAGTCGGGCGCTTCACCTCAATGTCGTACGCCAGGCAGAGCTCGGCGGTGAGGCGGGCTGCGCGCCTGAGGATCGCGGTGCTGTCGGCGTCGGCCCAACGGCTCGCAGGGCCGGTCTGCTCGTCGCAGAGCTCGATCGCGATGGAGCCAGTGTTGTAGCCACAGTGGAAGGCGACGGTGTGGTCGCGGACGGTCTGGATCACCTCGGCCGGGTCGACGACGTAGTGCGCCGACGTGACGGGCGAGGTGGGGCCGTGCCACCAGTTCGCGATGTTGCGCGCAGTGCCTCGGTTGTCGCTCGAGACCGTGCCATGGAGCACGATCGCCTTCGGGGTCTGCTTGCCGCCAAAGTGGCGCGCGCCGATGAACGGCAGGGTCGGCGGCTTGAACTTCGTGGCCACGAGTCCTCCTGGGTGGTCTGGGGCTACCAGGGTAGCACCGGTCAGTACCGGCCAAGTGACGGGATCGGCAGTGGGGTCAGAGCGCCCGCAGATAGTCCTGGAGCATCCGGCCGAGCACGGGCGCCCAGGTGAAGAATGCTCGGCAGTACCCTGCGGTGTAGGACGTCTGGGAGTCGCCGATCGCCTTCACGTTGACGACGGTCAGGTCAGCGAGCGCGGTGGCCCACCCAGCGTTGACGATGGCGAGGTGCACGGCCAGGGCTACGCACCAGTGGCCGAAGCGGTTGTGGTGCTGGTTGTTCGCTGCGTAGTGCCAGTCCTTGGTGGCGTCATAGCTGGCCCCTCCTGAGAAGTCGGGAACGAACCCTGCGGCGAATGTCCGCGAGAGGGTCGGAGACCCTGAGGCGGGGAAGGTCCCTCCGACGATCATGGTCCGCTGGAGGGTATAGAGGTCGGCGTACACGACGCTGGCCTTCCCGCCGATAGCGACGTTCTGCGCAGTCACGGCCGCCTGCTGGGCGGTGCGGACGGCGGCGTAGTAGGTCTCGGGCGTCCCGGTCAGGTCGCGCTTGCCGGCTGACGCCGTGGTCCCGGAGCCGCCGCCGTCGGTCCCGTAGTTCTTGTAGTTGGTCGAGACCACGATGATGCGCTTGCATCGGTCGGGGGTGGTGGAGTGGTCGGCGATTCGGCCCCACCCCATCTCCCCAGCGAGGCCGCTCGCCCGGCACTCCCAGACGGCGACGCGCGAAGAGGACGAGAAGTCTCCGGACAGGCGCGCGGTCTGGGAGCCGTCGACCGCGACTGCCCCGCCAGTGGTCGAGGTGTCGGTCTGGACGACCTGTCGCTGCCCGACGCGGCCCATGGAGGGCAGGTTCGCCTGCCCGGCGACGTAGGCGCCCGCAGGGGTCACCCCGTCGCCGTATGCCTCGAATTTGGCCGCCATAATGAGGGCCTCACAGTTGGCCTGGGTGGTGGCCTGGGAGAGGCTGTTGACGGGGTCGTTCGGGAAGCCGTAGATGACGGCGACGTCGGGCGTGCGGGTGACGCCAACGGTGTCATCGATGCCGAGTTGTGCGACTCGGTCGAGCATGTCGGCGGACGTGTTGCCAGCGACACCGAAGGCGGCGGGCGGAAGAACTGTGGTCGAGGTGCTCATCGCGTCTTGGCCTCCATCGTGGTGGTGGAACCGGAGTCGACCTTGAACTTCCAGGAGACGAGGTTCCCGCAGATGGGGTAGTCCTTCACGCCGACCTGGGTGGCTGTCGCGATGGGCACGCTGATCTGGTCGTAGATCGTGGTGCCGTCTTCGCGGTAGATGGTGACGACGTGGGCGCCGCCCGTGTCGGTGTTGACGAAGTGCAGGAAGTCGATGAACTGGTCCGCAGTGCCGGTACTGAGGGACGCGGCGGTCGTGGTGAGGGTCTGGCGGGTGGTCAGCGCGCCCTTGCGGGGCGTCGTGGCGACGTCGCGGAAGCCGTCAGCGCGCGGCAGGAGCCACCCCGTGAAGGGGAGGGCGTAGGAGACCGCGCCCGCTGGGTCGCCGTCGATGCGAACCTGCACAGTGTGGGGGGCGGGTTTGAGCGCGAAGGGCCACTCGAACGGCATTTCGTAGTCGGTATAGGAGCCGGTGTTCAAGCCGAGGACGCGGGACTTGGAGGTTCGCGCAGCCTCGACGCAGCGGCCATCGACGATCAAGTCGACAGGCGGCTGATTACTGCCAGACGACTGGCGGAACCGGATGCCGACACCAGTGCACTTGACGACCGTCGCGACACCGTTCGACTGGGGCAGGGTTGCTCCCAGCGACACGGTGTAGGGGCCAGTGCCACCGTCCTGCTGTTCGGCCCGGGTGGCACCTAGGGCGGCGCCGGAGCCGACCATCTCGGTCAGCAGTGGGAGGTCGGACCAGGGGATCTTTGCCATTGGACCTGTCGTGCCACGCAGCGAACCGTCCGAGAGGTCGCTACGTCGGGCCATGCGGTCGGGGGTCTGATCGGCCATGACTCACGCCTCCAAGACGATGTCGAGAGGGAAGCCCTCGGGGTTGAAAACGATGCGCGCAGACCTATCGGGAATCGTCTCGCCAGCCTCGTTGGTGAACCGCGCATAAGAGGTAGTTAGGGCCTCGCGCTGCTTGATGGAGAAGGGGTCAGGCTCGGGAGCTGGGCCGTTCGGCGACCAGCCCTCATACATGAGCTGGACATACTCGCCGATCTTCTCGGCAACTTCGGTCTGGCCGTCCTTGTAGAAGGTCACGGGCACATAATCGGCCACAGCGGCCTCCTCTCGTCGTCTTCAACCAGGGTAACATGCAGAGAGACCTCGATCTGCCCTAGTACCAGATCTCGCCCGGCTCGTCAACCTCTTCGTCCTCGTGGAGGTTTAGCACGAACCGGCGCAGCATCCGGGCGCCGACCAGACACACCGCCGCGTCGATCTTGCGGGGCGAGTCCTTCTGCTCCTTGGACAGCGAAGTACCCCAGCCGCGCGGGTCCATGTGCTTGATCGCGTTCTTCAGGTGCTGAACCAACACAGGGTGGCCATCGATCGCGAAGGTCGGCTCGAACTCCTCGATGTCGTTCAGGTTCTCCAGGTCCTCGACGACCTGCTCGGCCGCGTCGATGAAGGCCTTCGTTCGGTCTGCGGACGTCATATCCCAGTTGATCGCGTGCTTCGAGAGGCCGGACTTCACCGGCCAATGCTTCGGATCTAGGCGGTCCTTGTACTTCTGCATCCACTTGTCGAGCATGGGCATCCAGTACGACGACTCATCCTCCTCGTCGTCCTTAGCGTGCGACGGGTCGCCCCAGAACGCGATCACGTTGAAGCGCTCGAACATGTCGTTTACACGCCGGTCGACGTTCGCGCGCGGAGCCATCCAGGTCTTACCCCGCTCACCCTTCGGCTTCTGCCAGACGCCGATCAGGAAGCAGTAGCCGTCCGAGATCCGGCAGCCGACGATCGCAGTCGAGTCGTCGGTCTTCGACCCATCGAAGAACGCCACGACCGGGTCGTTCGGGCCGACGATCTGCCAGCCTGCTTCGATCATCAGCTTGGAGTCGGAGACCTGCTTGCGGAACGCCGCCACCTCCTGGTTGATCGCCGTGTCGATGGCGTCAGGGTGAACCCAGGAGTCCTCGCTGGCGACGACCTGGTTGTACCAGAAACGCCGCGACAGGCTCGCCTTGCTCTTCGGGTGCATGATCGAGTCGGTCAGGCCCTTGATGTCGAGCCACCAGGCACCGCCCCGGACAGCCTCGAGGATCCGGCGGATGTAGAGCCGGGTCAGGCGCTCGCGCACGTCGGGCTCGAGCGGCTCGATGCCGCGCTCGACAGCCCCGCGCTGCTCCTCTGGCAGGCTCGGCCGCAGTCGGGCCACCTTCGGAGCCTCGAGGGTGTCGTACATCGTGCCGACGTTGGCGAAGCCGCCCTCGAGCTGAGCCTCATAGCCCTCACGCTCCTGACGCGCGACCGACTCGATACTCGGCTCGTAGGCGTTCGTGATCGAGAGCGTACGCGCGGCGCCGCCCTTCGACTTCGTGGCGTTTCGCTCGATGGCCTCGGCCATCGCGAAGCCCTCGTTGTTCTGCTGCCAGTGGTGGGTCTCGTTCTTGATCACCAACGTCGGCCGGTTGCCCTCGAGCGCCTTCGGGGACGACGTCACAGCCTCGATGGCCTTCTGGCCAGCGTAGGCGTAGATCGTCTCCTTGCCGATGTCGATACCGTGCTCGGACATGCACTCCGGCGTCATCGCTCCACGGTACAGTTTCATCGTGTTCTGTGTCTGCTTGAGCGACACGGCCGCGACTTGGATCCAGGCACGCGGATGAGGCTTGGCGACTGGGTCTCCACGCAGGAGGCCCTTCTCAGGCATGTCGCGACCGGCCCAACCCGCAAAGCGGCAGGGTCCAACGAACTCGACGCACGAGATGACCATGGCGAGGGGGTCCTTGCCCCAGCCCTTAAGGCGCTGCAGCACGACCTCGCGGTACGCGAACCGGCCATCCTCGTCGATGGCATAGAACCAGAGGATGAAGCGCTTCTGCTCGTCTGTAAGGTCGAGTGGGAGGGGCTTGTCGTCCTTATCGGTCTCATCGGCGAGCATGTTCTTTTCGACCCAATCGAGGGCCTGCCAGCCAAGGGTCAATTTCGGAAGGATGTATCCCCGGGGGTCGCGGGGGCCCTCCCAGGCGGGGTTCCGGTCCCAAGTCGGGCCCAGAGTGAAGGGCACGACCTCCCAGTCGATCCCCTGCTCCCAGAGGGCCCAGTCGGTCAGGCTCTCGGAGAACTTCGCGTAGATGCCGGGCGGTCGAGTATCCCAGGTGACCTCGCTCACGATTCGTACCTATCGATGATCTCGCGAGCCCACTCGAGGAGATCTCCGATTCGCTGACCCTTCGGCTGTTGGGTTATCCAGAGCTCGAGGTTCTCGGGACGGTTGTCGTGACGCACGCCGTTCCTGTGGTGGACGTTCTCGCCTGGCAGGAGGTGGCGACCGAGGGTCGCCTCCATGACGAGTCGGTGTTCAGGAAGGCGATTCGTGGGGCGGTAGGCCGCTGGGTGTTCGGGGCACCAGATCATGACGTAGCCACTGGCGTTGACGAAGGGCTCATAGTTCGGCGTGCGCGGACTGTCGTACGAGCCATGCTTGAGCATCCTCCGGTGGTGCATGTTGCACGCACCGTGAGCGTAGTGCGGCCGATCGCAGCCGTCTACCTGACAGGTGGGTCGGACTCCTCCTCGGGGCATACCTGTAATACTACCACGAGGAGCAGACCTACTCATGCCCCCTTGAAGGCGTCGGCGCGACGCTGGACGATGTCGACGACGTTGGAGCCACCCTCGGCGGCCGCGTCGATGCGCTTCTTGCGCTCGAGCTCGACGCGGACACGGCGGCGGTCTCCCTCGGTCATCATCAGGGCTGCGAAGGCCTTGAGATACGACGAGAGGCTGGCTCCCTTGAGGGGGATGGTGTCGCGGACGACCTCACCCTCCTCGGTGATGCCGACGACCTGAGGGTTCAGGTCGCGCGAGATCGACTCGCAGAGCAGGTATAGCACGGCGAGGTCGGAGGGCTCCATCCAGATGATCTGTCCGGACTCGGTCTGGGCCTCGTAGATCTGCAGGGCGATCGGGTGCCAGTCGGGGTCGGGCGCCGGGATCTGCACCTCGCCTGCGAGGAGTTCGTCCAGGTTGATGACCTCGGCCGGAATGGCTGAGTTGCTGCCGGTCTTGTTGCGGCGACGGCGTTCGGCATCTTTTTTCGGAATAGGCCCGTCGAAGGCTCCCCCGCCCATCAGGCTGCCTCGTGGGTCTTGACGTGCTCGTCGATCTCCTCGGAGTTGAAGAGACTGCCGCAGATGCTGCAGCGGCGGCGACGGGTTCGCTTGGCGGGCTCCTCGGCCTGCTCTGCGGGCAGGTTCGCCAGGACGAAGTCCGTGGCCTCCTGGTCTGTCACGGACTCGAGCTCGGGCTCCGGCGTCACAGGGGCGGCGGGCTCCTCGGCCAGCGCGGCGACGTCGATCACCTCCATGCGAGTCCAGCGGATGGCACCCTTCATGGCGAACCGGTCGAACCGGTTCTGCCACCCGGGCACCAGGTAAAGCTTCACGCCGCGCACGGACTTGATCGTGCTAGGCGAGTTGACGATGCGGTACCGTCCGTGCGCCAGGCCGAGGGGGCCACGCGCGTAGGCGTGGGCTTCCTTCATGGTCCGGGCGAGGATGTACGGGACGGACTGCACGATGCCTCCTGGGGCGGTGTGACGATGCCCGGCACTTACCGGGACAGCACAAGGGTACCAGATCGGCTATTCGGGCGGAGTGCTCAGGTCGGCGATCAGGTCGACGATGGTCTCGCCGCTGCCGTCATTGGTCCCGAGCACGCTCACGACGAACCGCTCGTTGAACAGGTACGCGAACCGGTCGGCGTCGCTCGGCGAGACCCCGAGCGAGCGACAGGTCAGACCCTCGAACCCGACCAGTCGCCGCAGGTCGGCGGCGATCTGCTCGGCGTCGTCCACGAACCAACCGACCTGCTCGTCGGTCACGTCAGGGCCATGCACGGCGATGGCGAAGGCGCGCGCCACGGGCTCGTACTCGGGGCTGTGCCAGCAGTCCGGCTCGTCGTGGAACCGGCAGAAGATGCACCGCGGAAGCGCGTCATTCTCGGCCGACTGGTTGGTCATCACAGCCTCGCGAACTCGGGCAGGTGGGACGTCAGCGGGTCCTTGCGGTCCAGGAGGCGCTTGCCCCGGCCGTCGGCGACCCAGACGATACCACGGTCGGTGTCGGTGCGGATCAGGCGCCCGATCGCCTGGACGGCCCGGACCTTCATAATGTCGTTGTAGCGTGCGAACGAGGACTCTCGGATCGCGTTGGAGACTGGGTCGACGGCCGGGTAGGGCAGCTTCCAGAGCACGACCAGGCGTAAGGCGTTGCCGGGCACGTCGAAGCCGGTCGCGAAGGACTCGGAGCCGAGGAGCACGGCATTGCCGTCGGCCTTGAACGCCTCGGCCAGGATCTGACGATCAGTCGGAGTCCCCTCGCGGTCCTGCGCGAAGATGTCCCCGACCTCCGACGAGAGCTCCAGGTCGTGCTGCAGTCGCTGCTGAACGCGCTCGAGATCCTTGAAGCTCGAGAAGAGGATCAGGGCGCCACCCTTGGCCCGGTTGATCAGGTTGCGGACCTCGATGTAGCGCTGCTCGAAGTTCGAGTCGTGCTGGGCCGACTTGTAGTCGCCGCCGTACGCCGAGAAACCCAGCCAGGCCTGGTTGGCGTAGTCGAACGGGTGACCGACATCAGTGAAGGGCGCGTTCGGCACGCCGAGGACCTGGCCCATCGTGCTCGGGATCGTCGCCGAAACTAGACCGAAGCGCCGCGTCGACAGGAGTTCACCGGCGCTCTGGGAGATGTTGATCCAGTCGTACTTGAGCGACCCCTGGCCGACATGGAGCACGGCGTTGTCGTGGGGCGCCATGATGTAGGCCCGAATCCGCTCACAGGCCTCCTGGGTCTCGCGCTGCTTCGTCAGGCCGTCGCCGGGGCGCTGGGCGGGCATGGTGGCGTACGCGATCTCCTCGAGGGCGCGCTGGGGGAAGCCGCTCACGTCCTTGAGGGCGAGCGAGCGGTCCTGTCGCTCAAGCCAGCGGGCGAGCGTTGGGCCCGCTTCGCCAGCGAAGTGGAACCGCTTCACCGAGCCGTGCCACAGGGACCGCGAGGCGTAGTCGCGGAGCTTCTGCTCGAGCGTGTGCGCCTCATCGACGAACAGGGCGCCATCGAGGCTCAGAAACTCCTTGCCGAGGCCATACAGGATCCGGTCGTTGACGATGAGCATGTCGGCGTTCGTGATCGCGACGTCGGCGTGCTTGGCGTCGTAGCGAGCCTGCCGGTAGCCGCACTCCCAGCGCGGGCCATGCATGATCTCGCAGCCATCCATACAGCCGTCGTTGTGGCCCTCCCAGCCGGTCTGGGTGCAGGCGGCATCGAGGCCCATGCAGCCACCGGTGTACTCGAGGTTCATTCCGGTCTGAATCTCGAGGGTCTGCTGGCAGGTGTAGTGCCGCATGCCGCGCACCTCGGCGAACGCAAGGTCGGGATAAGCCTTGATGGCCCACGGAGTGTCGCCGTCGCGGTACTGGTTCATCAGGGTCAGCGTCGGCGTGACGATCACGGACTGCTCACCGGTCTCGCGCGCGGAGTGCGCGGCGGCCGCCAGGATGCCCATCGACTTGCCGGTGCCGGTGCCAGCCTGGGCGATCACGCCGGACTCATTCAGGCGCGTCAGGTGGGTATAGAGCCGGTCCTGCGCCGGGCGGTGCTGGAAGCCGCGCGCGGCCAGGATCTCGTCGAGCTCGGTCACAGAGACACCTCCGAGCGGAAGCGGATCTCGTCGTCGGCGAAGGTCGGGTCGCGGCGAACCGGGAGACCGAGGATGCGGACTCCATTCGGTGCGTCCGGGTCGAGCTCGATAACCGACGCGGCACGAGGATTGTCGATCCGACCGACCATCACCGTCATGTGCGCATCGACACTCATGACGATCTCGAGGTTGTCGCTCCTTGTGTGACCACCGAGCTTGGCGATCTGACTACGGCCCGCGTAGATACGGTCGATGATCTCTTCGATCGTCATGGGACCTCCTGGGGTCTCGGTACGGCTATCAGCGTAGTTCAATTCGCCGATAGCCGCAACCTCTAGTGGGTCATCCGTCTCAGGGATTGAGACCGACCGTGGCGAAGAAGTCGGCATCCGTGGCCGACTCGGCGTCGTCATCGACGACGGCCACGGCGTACCCCCGCACGTTGCGCTGCACCCCGAGGAACATTCCGCGCTGCATCTTCGCAGGCTTGTACTCCTGGTCGAGGACCTCCTTGAAGCTCGAGGGGCAGTTCGTCCCGCCATGGCGCACGCCGGTCGCGGACCGGAAGGCAGCCCACAGCTCCTTCGGCTTCATGACCTCGGTCTCTGAGGCTACGGTGTGGTTCTTGATCCAGGCGTAGTAGGAGTTCGAGGCCTCGCGGAACTCCTCGACCGCCTCCTTGGCTGACTCGCTCGTGAGGTCGAAGGCCTGGTTGCGATCGGCGCCCTGGTGGATCGGGAGCTCGCGCAGGACCTTGATCGCCTTCGCCGCGATGCCGGGGATCTCCTCCCAGAGGCCCTCCTCAGTGAAGCCGGGAATGCGGTTCTCGGAGGCCTTGCGCTTGAAGTGGATCGGGATCCAGCGCTCGGCATACCCCTCAGAGCCGTCCGAGGTGCCGGGGATCCTGTTGGCCGAGAAGAGGCAGGTGGCCCAGAGGACCGCCTTGAACGAGTTCTTGTTCTTGCGCTCGAACTGCATCGCGTCGGCGCCGGACACCTGCTTGAGGGCGGCCGTGCTCATGAGGTAGTCATGGTCGATGTCGCCGACGACGTTCGCGATCTTGCCGATCATCGCCGAGGTGGCGAAGCGCTCGTTGAAGTCCTTGAGGGCGACCGCCGAGGCGTTGTCGTCGCCGACCAGGCGCTCGATGATATGGGCGAACGTCGACTTTCCGTTCGACCCCTTTCCGTAGAGCATCACGGCGATCTGCAGCGGATTCCCCGAGAGCATCATGTAGGCCAGGATCTTCCAGGCCAGAATTACCTGATCGGGCTCGAGCATCTTGTTCAGCCAGTACTCGAACTTCGGGCATTCCGCGTGAGGATCCCACGCATAGGGGAATTGCGTGGTCGAGAGATTCGACGGGTGATGGGGGCGCGTCTCATCCGAGATTCGCCACTCCAGCATTCCGTTGGTGAAGTTCATAAAGCCGGGATTCGGCGCCCGCGTCAGGTCGAGCAGGGGAGCTTCAGCCGTGACGGCATATCGAGCATTGGTCAGGTGACCGGCGCCGAATCGGTCCCCCATCATCCGATAGAGGCGACGGAGGACAACATTGTCGTCGTTCACGTAGACACCACGATCATAGGTCCACATCGATCCGGTCGGGTCGATCGCGATCGGGCCCTGGCGGTTCAGGAGCTGGCGAGCCTGCTCGACGAGGAAGGGCCCCGTCGGGTAGCCGGGGATGTCCTCGTCCTTGGCCTTGAAGATCTGGTCGATCGCCCAGCCGACCTGCCTAGTGCTCGCGTCGAGAGGCTCCCAGACCTCACCTGCCGGGGCGGCCCCGTGAGGGGCCTCGGGGTTTCCCCGGGACTCCACTCCCGCGAAGATGTCGATCGGGTTCCGCTGC